GTCCATACAGGATCATTCCTTCGCGAAGCTGGGAAATCTAAAACTCCAGCAAAATCGATTACGTTTCCTCCAACAAGTTTACTAAGAAACTCCTTGTTGTGGCTATCACATCATACGTAACAAAAGATATACAAACAAATGCAGATACGGGTCAGGGCTTCAACCTTCTTCTTCGTATCAATGCGCAGGTGTGGCATCAGGCGTCGGTAACTGTGAGGCATCTGAAGAAGGAGTGGCCACTTGCGCCCACTCGTCTTCTTCCAATGTATCAGCACGCTCGGATTCGCTATCAATCGTCCAGTTGCTATACTGCGACGACGACGGCTTTTTCCCGAACATCGGCTGAAACCACACAGTGCGCGGCCAATCGCCGCCGACATCCTAGTGCCACTGTGTTCCGGTGCCGGAACACGACAGGGTGACCTTGAACGTCACTCTCCCCATCGTGGCCGTGCCACCGAAAGCACTCCCGTCCTTCTTGTTCCTGCGGCCGGTTTGACCGACCCACAAGATGATACCCGCCGAACGACGCGGCGACACCGCAACGTCCGTCTCGAACCCCTCAAGCGGGATCGGCAGCTCGAAACCTGGCTGTCCGAACCCCACTTCCTCACACCTCGGAACCGAGCCAACCACATCCGCGCTCGTTCCGCTCGCCGCCTCGGTATTCTTGCCGCTCGGGATGACCCCAAAGCGCAAGAGACCGTCGGCCCCCCCCGACAAATCATCGACCCACGGCGCCATCAGAGGCGTCACCCGCGCCCTGATCGCCGTCACCTCCACTGATGAGAAGAGCGTCTTCAGGTCGCTCCAAACCGTTGACGACGTTAGGTCCTTGACGACCCGGAACTCTCCGTTCTTGATGTCCAAATGAACTTCGCGGGTGAGTGTAACGGACATGGTGCTGATCGTTGAGCTGAAGATCGTTAAACCTGATCATATCAACAACCGCAACGCAATGCCCCTTCCGGAACCAGAGACCTGGACGCCCAAAGCACCCTTCGTCATCCGAGATCCGGTGACATGGGACGCCAGCATCTGTCAGCAACGACACCATCGTCTTCGAATCGTGTAATGATAAACGGACCGCCAGTTCGATAAGTCCTGGGTCGTCCGTAAAAACCCTCATCGCGTTGACGAAGCAATTGGTATTTGTGTCGATGACCATGAGTCCGTCCTTGACGCCAGCGTTCGAAATCACCAACCGACGCAGTACGCTCGGATCGACGCACGCTTCATAGATGTTCAGCATCGATATGAGAAAAGCGGCGTCAAAATCGGCATACGTCGCCAAGACGGCGGCCTTCATGTACTCTCGCTCTTGGACGTCCCAGCTCTCGTACCTGTCATAGAATGACATCTCGAGTTCGTAATAGCGCTCGGCCGTCTGACAGTTTGAGCAAATGATCTTGCACAACATCCGAATCGGGTCTGGCAGTAGTCGCGACTCCGCAAGGAATCGTCCGGCGTGGTACGGTGCGCAGTTGTCTTGCCGCTTAATACCGACCCTTCGAAGCTCTTCGATTGGGGGGTATAGAGAGGGCAGGCACAAGTCATCCGTTTCGACGTCATCACCTTTGACGATCCAGATCGAATCGTCTTCGATTTCATACCGATCCACGACAGTCGTCAACACCTGAAAGATGTTGCGAATCAGCGTGAACGCATCACCGGAACCGAGGTTGAACTCGACGAAAGCGCGATAAAGACGCGGATTCAACGACTTGACGTCATACCCGGAGCTCAACAACATGTAGCACCTGGCGATGTACTCAGGTACGCCAAACCAGACCAGGAAGAGGTAAAACGTGTAGAGGGTCACCGAGGAGTGAGACGAATCTTGCTTCTCGATGTCAATCATGACGTTCCGAGCCCGAAACCGCTCAAAGGCGTTGCACTCTCTCAAGGCCCGTGAAAGTTCTCGATCAGAATACCCGGAATCGAGGAAGACGCCTGGCCGCATCGCCAATCGCACATTGCGCAAAAATGTTTTCGACCAGGGCCCAAAAAAGCAATTCATGGCCTCTGGCGTCGCCAGCACCGTTTGACCTTTGTTCTCGAGAATTGGGAACTCGGCCTTAGGCTGCACTTTGATCTGCGTTTTCAAGAAACCAGCTGATGTCTGACTAGCCCTGTCCGAAAAAAGCTCGCCCTTGCTGAGAGCGCGTTGCGCGAATTCGCCAGTTCGCGACCGTGCCCACTCAGACACCTGCGATAATCCGGAGAACGAACCGTAATTATCCCGGAAGAACACCTTTTGGATCCTCTCGAACATGTGAACGCCGAGGTTCATCTCACGACCACCGATGAGCCCTTTCGGGACATCGCGCCCAACACGTTCCATGACGTTCTTGAGATCCAAGACCTCATCGCGACCGCTCTGCGGGACTGCGATCATGTACTTGGCCTTGTTGTCGAGCGTGACCGATTTCAAGCTCGGAAAGGGTCGTCGACAAGCCCAAATACCGACACCCCCATTGTAAACAGGGATCGATGCTGCTCCCGAGATGGCATATGGCTGCAGATTCTTGTGAATTAGCGCCAGCGTCGAGTTCAACTCGATCTCAACGTCCTGAGCGTCAACTTCGGCTGCCGTCGCCTTGTGCCCTGGACGCCAATTTTCAACGATCTCACCGACACGATCGGTCTTCTCAGTTTGCGGCGCCGCGCCCCCCCGGATCAGCTTCTCCACCAGCGCCGAGGTGTAATGCGAAGGTCTCTTCACCTCCGAAGTCGCATCGAAACGCTCCCTCGACCACATGGCCATCCGCCCCTGCACGATCTCACGCTGTTCAAACTCGACATACTGTCCCAAAGCGTTTTCCAGCGCCTGGGCTTCACAGTACACCACTTGAGAGACTGAGTGTCGAGAGAAGGCAACGTACGCCAGACCGACTTGACCACCAAGCCACTCCTCTGCGCGTGACGTAGCCGAGAAACATAGTAAACTATGCTCCGCCCTGGTCCCTTGCACCCGGGAGATCGACAGCACCTCACTCGCCGACGCCAATGTCCCGTCGTCTTTGGCAGTCCACTGCCCAGTCTCCGTCAGCATCTTCGCCTCTTTGCCGCCCCATCTCAGTTCCTCGTCCTTCCTCGCCTGAAAGCACAACAGGTTCGAGGCCTTCCAGTCGAGCATGTCCTCTTCAAAGCCATCGATGCCCTGCAGAACGATCGAGTGCCGAATCTTCGACCTAGTCTGGTAAAGGCCGGCGAAAGGGTCCCCCTCAGCCGCCTTCACACAAAGTTTCAGTGCGTCTAGCGGCATCGTGTTCGAAACGCAGCATCTAAGGATCGGGGCGCCCAACGCCTTGAAAGTGTTCGCGCTTATCGCGTCTGGCTCCTCGTACTGTTGCTTCCGATCGCCCAAGTAGACCAGCGGCTTGTCGTGGTGAGACGCGAGGCGCATCTGCGAGATGACCTCCAGAGTCTCGTATGCGTAAGCCTCGTCAACGACCACGACGTCGGCCTTCTCGATGTCCTCGAGCGTGAGCTTGTGGCGAGTGACGACCTTCCACGATCTGATCTTCTCAGCTCGCCATTCCTTGGCCAACTTCCTCGAAGGAGTCACGATCAACGCAGTGAGATGCTTGCGCTTGTTGAGCAGGCGCTGCATTGAGCTCTTTGCGGACCCGGCGATTCCGTCCAGCAGGAAGCGAGGAGATCGGACCGAGGCATCAGCTTCGTCAACAGATTGAAAATATTCTGTGACC